TTAAACGTTGAGAAGCAGCCAAGCAGCCTCGGTCGCTCTGCGAGCAAGCAGCCCTGGCAAGACTCGGCCTCCTCCGTAAACCCAGCGCCGCAACTCCGTCGCGGCGGCAGCCCAGTCCCGCTGGTTGATGCGCCGTCGCAGCGTCGAGGTCTGCAGCCGCCCAGCGCCAAGGTTGAACGTGAAATCCACGATGGCCGCGAGCCTGCTCTCGGGTTCGGTGGCCAACACCGGGCAGTAGCGCAGCGTGGCGGCGAGCGCTGATTGCAGGTCGCGCGCCAGATAGACCTCGGCTTCGGCCTCGGTGATCGGCGGGTGCTTCGGATCGCAGAGATGGCCGTAGCCAATCGTCCAGAAGCCTGCGGGGCAGATGTAGGGAACGGCGGTGATCTCGACGCCACGTCTGACCTTGCGTTCGAACCCCTCGAAGCGCTTGGCCAGCTCTATGGCTGTTTGCGGCACTTCGATCACGGTCGCACCCGGTCGAACACGCGCCCGAGGAACCAGAAGTTCAGCACCCCGGCCCATAGGGCTTGGTCTGCCTCCGTCCAGGCATACAGGACGGCAACGCCCCAGCCTGCGCCACCTGTCACGGCGGCTGCGACTGTTGCCGTCTTGGCGGCGCAGTACAGTGCCATGAACCAGTAGGTGATGACCGGGCGAACGCTGGAACTCAGTGCATCAGCCCAGCGCACGCCGGTTTTCTCACCCTGAGTGCGGACGGCTTCGCGCAGGGTTTCGATGGCTCCGACATTCCACGCGGCGTCGGCACCCGCGCCGATTTCCGACATTCGCTGTGCGCCGCGAATCTTCTCGAACTCTAGCGCCTTGTCCTGCATCGCCAGCTCGTGGCCGCGCTCACCCTTGCGGTCGAGCCATTTGAGGATTTCAGGGGCGAGACGGAAGGCCCCGCCAAGGAGGCCACCAAGTAGTGTCTCGATCATTGCGGGCCTCCCATCAGTTTGAGCTTGATGGCGGCACCAACCAGCAGTGCGGCCAGGATGCCGGTGGTGATGACCTTGACGGTGGTCTGCCACGCGGTGCGCCGGGCGTCACGCCAGGCTTCCAGCAGGTCGCGCAGTTCGCGGATGTCGCGGGCGGCGTGGCCGTTTTCCAGCCCGAGGTGGGCCAGAACCCGTTCGGCTCCACGCTCAGCGGCGCGGTCGAGCAGTTCGTCGAAATCCTCGCGGCGCAAGAGCAGCATGTTCTCTACGTGCGCAGGTTGTTGTTCGGGTTCGGTCATTGGTGTTCTCCAGAAATGCGAAACCCGCCTCGGGGGCGGGTTTCTGGTGGGTGCGAAGGAAGGAAAATCAGATGGCGAGGCCTGCGCTCCAGCCGGTGGACTTAAAGGCCGAGAGCTTGGCCTCATCCTCGATGTAACAAAGCCAGCCGATCTTTGGCGTGTGGTACTCCCAGACATCGGCAATGCGAGCGGCGATCTGGTTGGTCTTGCCTGCCCACACGCCGGTGGCGGCGGCAGGAATGAGGTAGCGGTCGCCGTTGGCGGGGCTGGCCGGTGGCGTGGTCAGGTCGCGGTCTTTCACGGACAGGCCGACTACCGCGCCGAGGCGCTTGAGGTTGGCGTCCATGCCGGTGTCCCAGCCACTTTCGCCGAGCGTCCAGCCGTAATTGAGTCCAAGGTTCGGATCGGTTGATGACATGGTTTATCTCCAGAGATTCGATGCTTGGCGAATGCGCCGGACTGATTCCGGATCGCCGGTTCGGTGGCTCTGCTGCGGGTGCTGTCGCCAGTGACGCCCGACGATGGGCAGGTACAGCACGCCGCCACGCTTGGCCACGAGCAGGGTCAGCAGCCAATCGGCAAAGTTGTTGAGGTCGGTGGTTTCCTTGAGCACGGCTTCCACGGCAGATCGGCGCATCACGATCAGGCCGTGAACGTGGCTGGCGCTGTTGGCGTGCTGCCAGCGGCTGTAGGCCAAACGCCGCACGGCGATGTCGCGGCCAGACTCGTCCGTCAGCGCCTCGTCGGTGTAGGCCATCACTGCCTGCGGGCAGGCATCCAGTGCATCGGCCAGTTGCGTGAAAGCGCTGGCCTCGTACAGATCATCGGGATCGACGAAGGACACCAGCGGCAGCGCGCCTTGCGCATAGCCAGCGGCGCGTGCTTCGCCAATGCTGCCCGGGATACCCGGCAGAACGTGCAACTGGATCGGCGCGCCTTCGAGGCTGGCGATACAGGCTTCACGCCATTCGGCAGGTTCGTGCAGGGTGAGCAGATGAACATCGATGCGTGGTTCCATTGGCGCTTCCATCACACCCCTCCCCAATACTGTCCCCAGCGCAGGCCGTAACCCGTCCGATCCATGACTCGCGCCTGCGGCTGCCAGCTGCTCAAACCATCGCGCTCGGCACTGATCTCGACCGTGATCCGGTCGCCCAGCGCACCGGCCTCGGGTGCGGCGACTGCGGCAGTCCACACAAAAGAGGTTCCGATCAGGCCGGATTCGGTGTGCGCAAGAGCGCCGTTGCGATTACGGATGCGCACCGTGTACGTCACGCCCAGTTCCGGCCCGATGTCGCCCTCGCCCTGCTGCACGAGGTAGGCGGTCTGCTGCGTGCGGTCGCGGTGTGCCCACGCGACGGTCAGGTCACCGGCCACAAGGGCAGGTTCGGTCTGGCCATTGAGCCGGATACGACCGGGCGCATATGGCAGCGCCTGCCGACCGGCCAGCACGATTGGCTGGCCATTGATGGCCAGTGTCGGATCACCTTGGTCGGTCGATGTGCGCGGAATCGCGCCAACGAACACCGATTCACCCGGCGCGCGCTCAGCGCCCTCCGAGGCAAGCCATTCACCCACGCCGATCAGCCGTGTGCCCAGAGCATGGGATTGCGGTGTGGTGTCGAGCACGCCGCGCGCAAGGTCGGCGGTTGCATTGGCCGTGTCGAAGGCAAGAATGGCGACGGCTTCGCGGATTGCGCCACTGGCGTCCACCAGATAGGCGTAATCGTCCACGGCCAATCTTTCCGGCTGACTGACGGTTGACACTGGCACTGCCAACGCATCATGTTCGGTGACAGACAAGGCAGCATCGAGCGTGAGCAGCGGCGCATAGTCCTCGCCGACGACGGCAGCGAGGACGCCGCTCGATGCTCCGGTGGCCAGTTGCCAGTTCAGTTGACCAGTACCGCCTGCAGCCGCCAGCGCACCGAGATAGGTGTCGGTGTCGGTCAGGTACGCGAGATCGGCCCGTGACAGCCGCCGGGCCAGCTCCCAATAGGGAACCTCGACGGCCAGCACCAGCGAAGGCGGCAACGGCTCGATGGTCGGCTCATCGACGCGCGGCGGCGGGGGTGAGAGCACGGTATTGCTCATGCCGAACACATCTTCCATGGCTTCGATGCGCCATTCGGCTGCGCCCAAGGTTCCGGTATCGATGCCGGTCACGCGCACGACCATCTGATCGACACCCAAGCGCGGCCAGTTCAGCAGGAACACATCACCCGGCAGCGGCGCGCGTTCCAACGTGTCGCGTGCCACCGTCAGACTCATCCTTGCCAGCGGCGAACCCAAGGCTCGCAGATCGCGCAGCGCGAGTCGGGCGGCCAGCGACCCATGGTTGACGCCGGGATAGTCACGACGCTGGTTGATCACGCCACCCTGCAACTGGATGGCGGCGAGGTTTTCCACGGTGACGGTGGTGTCGCCGCCGGTTTGCCAGTCGGTGTAGACCACGGTCAGTTCGTTGGGCAGTTCACCCCATTGGGCGCGTTCGAAGCGTTCCAGCCGCACGATCTCGTCGGGGCCCAACTGCGGCAGGCTGTCGATCCAGTAGTCGTCGCGCAGCAGCTTGAGCTCGAAGGTTCCATGCTCGGGATCGGTGTAGAGAATGCCGCCGATGTGGTCGATCACCTGACCGATGAAACTCTCGATGGGCTGCTGGCGGGTCCAGACCAGATTGAGTCCAAAACCCTCGCTCGACAGCGCCCATGCGGCATTCCAGAAGCTCCAGCCGATGGTGTCCTGCGGATAGCCCATGCCCCAATGCGGATCGGTGAGGCATTGCACCAGGATGTGGGCCGGGTTCATTCCAACGCTGATCTCTCGGGCTTCATCGTTATCCCACGTGCGGACTTCGGAATCTCCCATCCATGCGTGATCATGCCAACCGGAATTGAAGCGGCGCACACGCACCGCCCACGGTTTGATGTAAGGGTTGTTGGCCGCGAACAGGATCTTGCGGGCCACCAATGACAGCACGCCCCGGAAGGCCGGAATGGCGCTGCCGAGGCGGCTCATCAGATAGTCGTTACGGCCTTGACCGGCATGGCCAGACAGCACATCGATGGTGCCGACCACACCGCCTTCGCGCGAGTCGCCGCCGAACAGGTCGGGCTTGTTGATACTGATGCTGGTTAAGCCATGCCCGGAGGACAGCGGCGCGCGGTCGGCATCGCCCCACGCGGTGCGGTCGCCCATCTGGATCTCCTGCACGGCATCGACCGGGCCTTGGCACAGGGCCAGATGCAGACCCATCCGGTAGCGGTAGCCGACGGTTTGCTTCTTGCTGCTGCCACCCATCAGCTGTGCTCCTGCTGATTGGGGTTCTGGCGAGCGTGCTCAACAACACGCTGGGCCATCGCATCGCCGGTGGCCAGCAAGGTTTCGGCATCACAGCCATCGCGCAGGAAGGTGCGGAAATCCAGATCGTGACGGGCGAACCATGTACGTGTGCCGTTCACGCACAGGCCAACGGCGCGCACGTGATCAATGGTGATGACAGTCGATGTGCTCACTTCTTGCCACCTTTCTTTTTGATCGGATCGGCTTCGAGATCGCCGTACCAGACGACGTTGGAGCCGCGCAGCAGCACCGTGCCGAACACGACGGGAATCGGTCGGCCTTCCTCTGCGGTGGGCGCATCGACATCTGAGAGCGACGCAGGTTTTGGCTCGGGCGGTTTCGGGGCAAGCGCAACCGAAACCAGCGCCGCCACCACGATGACGACGAGGTACCACATGGCAATTTCTCCGGGGATTCAAAACACGCCCGTTGAAAACGGGTTCTTGCTCGGGATGGCGGGAAAGCCGCCGTAGTTGTCGAGATTGCCGAAACGGGATGCGCACGTTTGCGTGCTGTGATCGCAGCCGACCGTCAGTTGCACCTCGGTACCGGGTTCGATGGCGACGGGATAGAGCAACTCCACGCCGCTGCCGTAGTCGCTGACGATCATGTGGCGAGCGCCTTCGGGCGTTTGTAGCCACCCACCGGCAACGCCTCCACTCACGCTGCCCGGCACGCCGCCATCGAGCTCCACGTTACGGCCGGAACTGTTGCTCACGAAGGCGCTGGCGGTGATGGGTGATGCACCGCAGGCGCTCGAATACAGGACGTGCGAGCACTTGCGGCTGTAGAGGCGACGCAGGCCGATACGCTTCAAACTGACTTGCGCGGACTCGCAGCGAACGCGAGCTACGTCGTCGGCAATCTCGACGCCCAGCACCCGGCCCATCCAGCGCGTTCCCGACAACCACCAGTAGTCGCCCCAGGTGTCGCGCCGCGCGATGCGCAGTGTGATCGCGGTGGTCTCTCCAGTGAGCGATGTGGCCAACAGATGGCGCACGAGATCGACGTCGGGTGGCAGCTTGAGCTCCAGCGCTGATTTGGCAGCCTCGGCACCCAGTGCCAGTTCGTTGCGTTCGATGGAAAGGCTTGTGTACAGATTGCCGTCGAGGTCGACGTCGAACTCATGAGGCGTCAGCAGGAACTGGCCGCTGGCGCTGTTAAAGGCATACAGCTCGACTTCCAGTAGAGGGTTTTGACTCAT